AGTAGCCCGCAGCTAGCAACTGCACTCGCCACACCCTGACGAACTCCCTGCACAGTGAGTAGATAGCGGTTCGGCCCCGCGTCCTAGCCACTCCCTGCATAGTCACCCGGCTGGTACCCGGGAAGATTGCCGACGCGAACGGATGATCAACTACCCCACAGAGTGCGGTGCTCTGTGGTTGGCCTCTAGCAGAGCTAGGTAACAATGCTCAGTCGGTTACTTAGTGAGCGCATGAGCAGCGCGATCCTGGAGGCCAACCACAGCACACTGCTAAGGTGGGCGCCTATCGACATGCAGTAGGGTTGACGGCCTGCTGCACAGATTCCTCGGGACGGAATCGCTGATGGGTGCCCACCTTAGCAATAGGCAGCAGAGCGCCATGTCCACCAAAGTCATTCCAATCATCGCCGCCAACGAGAACGCCAAAGTGTGCAAGAGCTGTGGTGGAATGTGCTGTAAGCACATGCCCGGGGCGCTGATTCCAGCCGACCTTGGTGTGGGTGATGATCCCGAGGTGGTGCTCGCAGCGGCGTACAGCTTGTTGCTGTCTGGCCTGTTCTCTGTGTACTACGTAGGTGCTCCGTCCAGTATGCGGTACTACCTGCGCCCGGTGCTGGCTGCACACATTGGTACCAGCAATGCCTGGAATGGCCCAGCAGTGTGGTGGGCTAACAATGCCTGTGGCTTGTGGAGCCCAGCAACTGGCTGCTCGCTGTCGGCTGCTGACAGGCCATCAGAGTGCAAGGCACTGGTACCAGATGCTGGTGGACAGTGCCACAGCGAGTTTGATGGAAAAACCCAAGCCGTCAAGGAATGGGAACCGTACAAGGAACAGCTACATTGGCTGTTCACGAACAACCCGCAAGGGTGACTGAGGAAGGCCCCGGTACGCAAGCCGGCGAGTGGAGGCAGAGTCCACATAGGTGTGCCACGCCCGTATCCCTGCATGGTTAAGACGTGGTGCACATCGTCCGGTGGCTACCTTGTCCAGCAATGGATGCGATGACCGCAAGCGCAGTGCGGGCAAACCCGGCGAGGCAGTGGAAGGCTGCCACCAATTCACTCCCACTTAGTTCAGTTGGTAGAACAGACAGACCCTGATGCGTGAGCTGTCGTGTCGCTGGTTCGAGTCCAGCAGTGGGAACCAGTTATGCGGGGGCGTGCTATCAAGATGCGGTGATGGTAGCCGAGCACGCAATTGCGGATGATGGTCAGTCGTTGGTTGCGCAACGCACAAGAGGCCACATCCCCGGTTCGAATCCGGTACGTAGTACGTCCCTGCCCCTAATCTAGTAAAGCAGTTGATGGAAGCCCCATAGCCACTTTGATGGCCTGGGGCTGCTTGTCGTTGGTAGCGCGAGGTTGATAGGAAAATGGCGGAATTCAATGAGCAGCGGCCACAGCATGGTGGCGCACGTCCGGGAGCTGGTAGGCCGAAAGGTTCTATGTCCAGCAAGTCCAAGGCGCTGATAGCACAAGCAGAAGCCAGTGGTGAAATGCCAGCGGCCTTTCTGCTACGTGTGATGCGTGGCGAGCTGATCAGCCACAAGCGACTGGATGAAGAGTCCGGCGAGATAGTGGATTGCGTGGTCATCCCGCAGTTCGCAGAACGTGTGGATGCGGCCAAAGCTGCTGGCGGCTACTTCCACGCCAAGCTGGCATCCGTGGAATTCCAGAAGGCGATTGATGATGCCACCCTCGACGAACTACTTCGGGAATCTCTCGCCGAAGCAGGTATCAGTTATTCTGCTACAGGAGAAAGCGCGGCGCCTCAGGGAACGGAGGGAGCGGGAGGACGTAGGCGCATTGCCCCCAGTGCCCTCCGTGCCGTCCTTGGTGCTGACGCGAGCCAGCAAGTTCAGCGATCTGCTGGCGAAGAGGTGCCGGTACAAGGTGTACTGGGGTGGCCGGGGATCTGGTAAGAGCTGGCAGATTGCGGAAGCGCTGATCCGGCTGGCGAGCTGCCGGCCGTTGACCATCCTGTGCGTACGTGAGTACCAGAACTCCATCAAGGACTCGAGCCACAAGCTGCTGAAGCAGACGATAGCGCGCCTGGGCCTTGGCGCGCTATTCATCATCCGCAACGAGTCCATCAAGTCCACGTGCGGCGCTGAGTTTATTTTCAAGGGCCTGACCGGCAGCAACAACAAGTCCGCGGCCGAGTCCATCAAGTCCACGGAAGCCGTTGATATCTGCTGGGTGGAAGAAGCGCAGACGGTCAGCAAGAACTCGTGGAACGTGCTGAAGAACACGATCCGGAAGCCGGGCTCGGAAATCTGGGTGTCGTACAACCTCATCAACGAGGACGATCCCATTCACGACTTCTTCGTGATGAACCCGCCCAAGGATCCGACCTTGCTGGCGGACTATTGCGTCCATCAGGTCAACTACGACGCCAACCCGCACTTCATCGGCACCGAGCTGTGGAAGGAAATGTTGGCGGACAAGGAACGGGACTATGACCTGTATGAGCATGTGTGGCTCGGTGGCCCGCTGAAGATCAGTGATGCCATCATCTTTGGTGGCCGGCACAGCAAGACCGGCGAGCCGAAGACCATCGTGCAGGACTTCCCGGATGATCTGTGGGAGCAGGCCGTGCGCGTCAACGAGGGCCTGGACTGGGGCTTTGCGAACGATCCGTCAGCAGCCATCCGCAACTTCATCATCGGGAACAAGCTGTACATCAGCCACGAGGCGTACGAGTCGGGCATCGAGCTTGACCAGTACGCCGAGTTCGTGGAGGACATCCCGGACTGGACGAAGTGGCCCATCAAGGCAGACTGCAGCAACCCGGCGCAGATCAGTCACCTACGCCGCACCTTGGGCTGGAATATCGATGGTGCCGAGAAGTGGCCTGGTAGCGTTGAGGACGGTATCGCGCACATTAAGAAGTTCCAGCAGGTGATCATCCATCCACGCTGCCCGAACACCGCCAAGGAAATGCGGCAGCGGTATAGATACAAGGTGGACAGACTGACCGGCGAGGTACTGCCGATCATCGTTGACAAGGACAACCATGCTTGTGACGCCATCAGGTACAGCCTGGACGGCCACATCCAGCGCTCTGGCGAGCTGGGCATTTGGGCGCGGTTGGGGCAAAGCCAGTAAACGTGTTGATGGAGCTGATGATGAACGACAAGATTGACGAGGTGGTGATTCTGCCGGCCGGGTACACCGACCTGAAGGCGGTGCTGATGTGCTGCCTGCGTGAGTACGGCAGAGGCACCAAGGTGCCCGACTCCTACCAGTTGTGGGCGCTGCAGTACCGCACGAACGTGCCCGAGGCGCACCTGTGCCGGGAAGCTGCGTACACCAAGTTGCTGATGGACATCCGTGGCAACGTGCCGTTTCGCATTCCGCGGACGCTGGATGAGCTGATGGCGAGGTGCAAGGAATACACGGCCACGTGCGAAGCGGTGGCTGGTGACGGCAGTATCCGGTACGTGTGTGCATGGGTGCCGAAGGACGTGGCCGACAGCGTGGCAGTGAGCTGGAGCGTGGCGCCTGTCTCGCGCGCTGGGCAGCTCTTTGCGGAGAAGCAGTCGTTGCGAGTGATCACCGAAGCCCAGTACCTCCAAATGATGGCCGCCGGCTTTGCCGGTGAAACGTTGATGTGGCTGGTGCACTGCGACAAGTCTCGCGAAGGTGGTGGTGTCGAAGTCATCGCGATGTGCTCCACCAAGGCGAACGCGCTGAAGGCTTGTGTTGACGGCAGGTATTCGATGTGGCCGTTTCCGCTCGATGCAATGGCTTCGGAAGAGACGTGGAGCCAGAACTTCATGGCGTGGTTCCCTCATTCGGAGCCCGAGCCGGAAGCCTTCAAGACGCTTTCCTGAGGGGCTGATCATGGATAAGTGCCTGTTTTGCGGTCGTTTGGTGGGGCGAGTTCACAGTCCGAAGTGCAGGCGAGCTGATGGCTATGTGCGGGTGGGTCTACCCGTCACACCGGACGAATGCGGAGTTGGCCCCCTTGATAGCCCCAGCAGCTCACCCAGTGCGGCAGAACTCCGCGTGGCCCTGAGCGCACTGTGCGATGCGTGGTATGGAAATCGCGAGGTGCCCGCTTACGTAGCGGCCTGCCAGCTCTTGGGCAGGAAGCCCTAGCACCAGCATGCTGGTGTATAGATGAGCTGCTAGTAACCAACTTGATGGAGCTGATGATGAGCGGTGTTGATAGCAATGTTCTGTGGGTCGAGCAGTGGATTCCGGGCGTGGTGTTCGATGCTCTGGTGGCCTCGCTGGAACTGGATGACGCCAAGTACACGCTGGTGGGCAGCAACACGAGCACCAGGGAGCTGTGGCTCGGAAGCGTGCACTTCAAGCGCGGTGGTGCGGTGGAGAAGACCGCCGAGCACAACATGCAGCACTTCGGCGTGGAGCCGGACGGGTTCGACAAGGTGGCCACGCTGCTGCGCCGCGAGTTCGGTTTCGCTGTCGGCGCCGGCAAGGCGATCGTGGTGCACGAGAACTCGTATCAGCCCAAAGGCCCCGCGGTCATCTTCAGCTAAGAGGCGACCATGCGCGTACTGCTGTGGTTCTTCTGGATGCTGATCGTGCTGGCGCTGCAGGTGCCACTGTGGCTGCTGGCCAAGCTGCGTGGCAAGTCGTACAAGTGGTGGGGAGGGCCGCAATGAAGCCCACCGTGAAGGTGCCGGATGACTTGCCGGTGACGATCGAATGCTCGTTTCGGCAAGTCATGATTCTGCGGGGTTTGCTGGCAATGTTCATGGCACCTTACGGTTCCGACGCAAACCGCAAGGCAGTGGAGTTGCTGATTTCTCCTACACGGAAGGCGCCCACCCATGATGCTATGGAGCTGTTCGACAAGATCGATGCAGCCCTAGAGCAGTCAATTCCAGGAGGCTGATGTCATGCGAGTAAAGGTGTTGATGGCTAATCTGCGAGACGAGCTGCTGTCCACGCTGTTCGGCGTGCTGGCAGGAGTCATCGCCTTTGCTATCGGCTGGGGCTTGGCGTATCTGGACAAGGTGCTGTGATGGCTGCGAGAAAGAATCCCGCGAATCCACCGCTAGCTTTGCCGGTGTTCATGCACGGCATCAAGAAGCACGTGCAGCCGGCGCTGGTGACACCCAGGGAGTTCAACGAGCTGGACATGCCGGATGTGTCACCGGCTGCCTGGGAACAGCACTCGGTGGTGGAGCAGACGAAGGAAGCGTGGTTTCCGCCGGCTGTATAGATAGACGGTACGCAATCAACTATCTGGAGCAGCAAGCATGGCCAAGCGCAGTTTCTACATCACCAAGTACGCCCTGTCTTCCGGCGTCACCATCGAAACGCTGGACCACGAAAAGGGCAGCAGCTACGCATGGTATTGCAGCCCCAAGCATGGTGGTTTGAAGGTTGGGCGCGACTGCTTTCCAAAGACGCCCAGTGGCTTGACTCAAGCAGTGGAGGCCGTGGAGCAAATGCGCTTGGCCAAGATCAAGTCCCTGTCTACCAGCCTCACCAAGTTGCAGGGCCTCAACGCGTCGGCGCTCGTGCACAAGGCGAAGTGAGGCCATCATGACCCGCGAACAGTGGATCGAGCGGTGCCAGTTCAGGCTGGTGGATGAGCACGGGTACAACGTTCAGCATGCACGTTCCCAGGCCAGCGATTTGGCTGACGTGCAGGCCGAACAAGACGGGGACGTGGAAGGCTGGTATCCGCCGGAAGACGCTGCGGATGATGCCGCTGCTGACCTGGGGGACTGACAGAACATGGCCACGGTGGCGGGCCTTGATCGCCACCACAACAACTGGAGAAACCAAGATGAAGAACTTGCTGATGACCCTGGCGGTTGCTGCCGTCGCCGCGCTGAGCATGGTGGGCATCACTGCCTCGGCCGCCGACGACCAGCAGATGCAGACCGTGTGCACGGCCAACAGCGCGCCGATGGGCCGGCTGTCGCAGCTCACGCCCGAGCAGCTCGCCAAGGTCAAGCCCGAGGTGATGCAGAAGTACGCGCCCCACGGCATCGCGGTGCTGCGTCAGCAGGTGGCCGACCTGGAGCGCGGCGAGCCGGGCGAACCCGGCGGCGCGGGTGGCACCATCCCGACCATCGATCCGATGATCTGCCTGTGTGGCTGTACCAGCCCGTGCAAGTGCTGCAGTGGCGGCGGGCACGGCTGATCAGGTAGCAGCTCTGCGTCAACGCCCCGGCGACCGAAGTTCCGGGGCGTTTTCATATGTGTGTTCAGTCCGTTGGTGTATAGATAGAGGGCCTATCAACCAACGGAGTGCACACCGTGAAATTTCTGCCTGAGCAAGTCGATTACATCCGCGGCATCATCCGCGACCACAACCCGGTGGCAGCCGTCGCCATTCTGGAACGAGAGCTGACCGTCCACGCCGAGCACACGGTGATGAGGTTTGAGCCCACCAGCGAGAACCACAACATGCTGGTGACTTTTGCCAAAGGTCTGGATGATGCCGGCATCGTGCTGAAGGAAATCCAGATGGAGTGCGACGGCTCTATGGTCACCATCACCGGCAGCGCCCGCGTGAAGCGTGGCCAGCCGGATAAGGTGCTGGGTGGCAAGGTGCTCGTGAAAGAACGGGCACCGGATGACGTAGAAACTGACACCAGTCGCCGTGATGCGTGGGGTGCGGTGTACAAGGCGCTGGGCAAGGTGATGCCAGACTGGCGCAAGAAGCGCGGCCCGGATGTGTGGATCGGGGAGGCGGCCACCATGACGATTCATGAGCTACATCAAGCACATCTTCTGACCCCACCACCTTTCATGAAGGCCGTGCAAGAGGCACTAGATAAGGCCGATCCTGATTGGCTGAAGGATAGCGCCAACACGACCAAGGCGGAAGACGCGGCCAATGCCATCAACAAGCTGGTGGCCGATCGTCAGCACTCCGGTGACGTGCTGCTGGAGAGCATGAAGTTCAATGCGGAAAAGGTGAAGCAGCTTCAGTACGATCTGGAGAAGGCGCGCGAGCACGCCGAGCAGCAAAGCAAGGTCATCAGCTCATTCCAGGCGGACATGGACAAGCTGCAGCGTGATGCCCGCCACGGCCGCCGTGCCCTTGCGGACATGGAGTCGCTGCGTCGGTCGGCGGTGCTGGCGCGTCAGCAGCATGACAAGGTGCTGATGGCCCGTGGCCAGGGCATGCCGGTGTTGATCGAGGTGATTCAGCAGACGGAAGCCGAGCTGGTCACCAGCGTGCAGCAGGTGGTGGAACTGCAGTACCTGAACGCCGAGTGGGAGAAGCAGGCCAATCACCTGCAGGAAGCCTTGCTGCGTATCGGCAGCAATGTCCGGATGACGAAGCCGGAAGCGCGTACGGTGGACATGGCCAACAACGCGACGGCTGACGTGCGCCGGCAGATGCGCCAGGAGCTGGTGGCGTCACAGGTGCACAAGGCACTAGAAGACTTGCGGTTGATCATCAACCGCAAGAACGACAAGTTGGCAGAAGCACTTCAGCGTGTGGCAGCGTTGGAGAATGAGATTCAAGGGTTGAGGGACTTGTACCGTAGAAGGTTCAACGAGGAATTTCCGATTGGCACGAATCAAGCGGAAGGTGACACCACGGCATCGCTCGACCTGACGGGTGTGGTCAGTCCGCAGGCAATGGCCGCACACGAGTACTGGCAGGGCAGTCAGCACCTGCCCGAGAACGATCCCCGCAACAAGGCAGCCAGCACCGATTTCGACAAGAAGCGGGAACTCTGATACGCTGGGGCTTCCTGCTGAACGGCCACCACTGTGTGGCCACACTTGAAACACTGTGCCACCCAGTTGGTGGTGACGGCCAGTGAGGCAACCATGTAAGTTCCACAACGTCAGACGCGACTAAGGCACAAAGGTGAAGGGCTACTGGGAAACCGGTGGCCCTTTTCCTTTGTGTTCCCTGTTGTTGGTGTATAGATCAGTTGGGAGCGCGGTATGCGCATGAAAGGGGACACTATGCTGTTCGATCCGTGGAAGACTGGAAAGGTACCGACTCGGCGCGAGGAAGAAGCACGTCGTAAACAGCTTGATGCCGAGCAGCACGCAACACACGTGGTGCGGCCTGGGCTCACGATCAAGGACGGGAAGTTCAAGTACGACCCCTGGCAAGACCCGGAGTGGACGAAGTACATCCAGCACCACCAGCATCTGGAAAACATGAAGAAGGCACCGGTGCTGCAAGACGGTGAAGTCGAGCCGGACTGGAATGGTTGGCCCAAAGGCCCGAAGCAGCACGTGGTGGACGAAGACTTGCTGGCCGAGCCCGTGCAGGTTGGTCTGGACTTCGGCACAGATCAGGGTACTGTGCTAGCTGGAGTGCAGTATCTGCAGGGAGAGCTGACCAAGGCCATGCGTCAAGCGCTGTTCGGTGACATCGAGCCGGCAGGTGTAGTGGTCACCGCCGAGTCGGCCACCAAGACCCCGGCGGAAATCCTCGCCGACGTGAACGCGCTGCTGAAGCAAGTGTGGGGTGCGCCACCTTCAGAAGCGCCCCTGGGCTGCATGGCTGTCTACTGCGGTGCTACGGAGCCAAATCCCAAGCAACGTGAAGTGCACCGCAACAGCGGACATGAGCTGCACTTGTCCAGCGACAGCGGCAAGCAGGTGTCTGGTGGTGACGCGCCTTCCTGGTGGGCTGACGGCGGGTACTACCGTGACTGATGCTGCCATCAAGGCAATGCCCACCGGTGCATCACCCACGTTCTATCTGGCAGTGTTGCCGGGCCTGATCCAGGTGGCAAGGGATCACGGCTACTGCCTCGCGGTGCATGGCTCACTTGCTCGTGACCTGGATCTGGTGGCTGTTCCCTGGACGGAGACGGCTACCGGCGCAGACGAACTGATTCGTGCCATTTGCAACCACACCGGTGGGTACTTTCGGCGCAACGCCGAGGTGAGGGCGCACCGGCGCCGCTGTTTCAGCATCTACCTTGGTGGTGGCCCGTACCTGGACATCAGCGTGACCCCGCGTGAGCAGGACGCCGGCCACCACGAAACCCACGAACCCATACACGAGGACACGACCGAATGACCAACAAGCAGCTTCATGTGCACCTGCACGTCAACCGCCGTTCCAACCGCACCAAGGACTGTGGTGGGCTCGTGGCGGCCGAAAGCTCTTACGACAGCGTGAGCAGTCAGGAGCTGGACGTTCCCCACTTCGTCACCGACTTCGTGCAGGAGTACAAGGAACGGGACAAGATGAAGGAAGAGCTGGCGAGTCGCAGTACCGAGCACTTGCAGAAGGCTTGGATACTGCTGCAACAGCACCCGAACCAAGCGGCAGCGACCATGCTGGTGCGACAGCTCGTGAAGGAAGAGCTGGACAAGCGGGAAATGCCGAAGCTGTAAACAGCTTTACGACCAACAAGGCCACCAACACGGTGGCCTTTTTTCTTTTGGGGCAACAGAACATGCAGGTAGTCCGCACGAAGGCAACCGCGGTGGCAAATGCCGTCATGCAGCAACTGCCTGATGGCAGTGGGCTGTCTGGCGTCAACGGCCGCGCCCTGGACAGCTTCATCAACTTTCAGCACAAGATGGGCCTGGGCGCCGATAACGTGCTGTCATCCAGCACGTATGGGTTCAACCCCATCACCCGCAACCGCATCCTGTTGGAATGGATTCACCGCGGTTCGTGGCTCGGTGGCGTGGCTGTCAATACGGTAGCCAGCGACATGACTCGCGCCGGCATCGAGTACGCCACCGAGCTGCCCGCGGAAGCATCCGACAAGATGGACGAGCTGGCGGTGGAGCTGGGCATCTGGTCGGTGTTGGAAGAGACGATCCAGATGGGCCGGCTGTACGGTGGCGCCATCTGCGTGGCGCTAATCGAGGGCCAGGACATGCGGACGCCGCTCGACCTGTCCACGGTCGGCCCTGGCCAATTCAAGGGTCTGTATTGCCTGGATCGTTGGATGCTTGATCCGACGCTGGAAGACTGCGTGAGCGAAATGGGACCAAACCTGGGCCTGCCACGCTACTACCGGGTTCAGCCCAATGCTCCCGCCTTGAAGGGACAGGTGATCCACCACAGCCGCGTGATGCTGCGCCATGTCGGCGCCAAGCTGCCGTTCAACCAGCGCATGACGGAAAACCTGTGGGGCTGCAGTGTGCTGGAGCGTTTGTACGACCGCATGGTGTCGTACGACCTCGCCAGCACCGGCGCCGCCCAACTCGTCACCAAGTCGTACGTGCGCACGCTGAAGGTCAAGGGGCTGCGGGAAATCGCAGCGTCTGGTGGCCCGCCGATGGACGGGTTGGCCAAGTACATGGATTTCATGCGCCGGATGCAGGGCATCGAGGGCATGACGGCCATCGACTCGGAAGACGAACTGGGCATTGACGGCCATCAAGCCTTCAGCGGGCTGGCGGACTGCATGAGCAGCTTCGCCGAGCAACTGTCGGGTGCGCTCGACATCCCGCTGATCCGCCTTTTTGGTCAGTCGCCGGGCGGGTTCTCGGACGGGGATGGCAACCTGCGGAACTACTACGACCACATCAACAAATCGCAGAACAGCGAACTGCGGGTGGGGGTTACCAAGGTGTACCGCATGATGGCGCAGTCCAAGTCCATCAAGTTGCCGGCAGACTTCACGATCGCGTTCCGTTCGCTGTGGCAGATGGACATGCCTGAGAAGGTGGAGGGCATTGGCAAGCTGGTGGATGCGGTAACGACGGCACTGGATGCTGGCCTGATCAGCGTTCCGGCGGCCATGCGCGAGCTGCGGCAGGCATCGCGTGTGTTTGGTGTCTTCTCCAACATCACGGAAGACGACATCGAGCAAGCTGAGCTGCTTACCAATAGCATGCCCGGTGCCGACACCGTGTTGGGTCAGCTCGCACAGCCCGGCCAGCCCGGTGGCCCTGGTGGGCCACCGCTTCCCCCTGGACTGCCGGATGGCTTCGGCCCCGAGCATGCGGCTGGTGCTGCATTGCCGACGCCTGGGGGCGAGCAGCAGGAACTTGACCTGCAGCCGGTCGGTCTGCCAACGGGATTCGGCCCTGAGCACATCCGTAAGGGTCTGCCGGCAGGGTTTGGTCCCGAGTACGCTCGGGCGGCCATCGCACCGGTGCCTGTGGAGCGCAAGCGCATCACGGGCCTGCCGGCAGGTTTCGGGCCAGAGCACATCGGTGTTGAAGGTGACAAGCCGATCCAACTTCCTGAGGGGTTTGGCCCCAAGTTCCTGACGAGGCCCACCAATGCCAACACGCAAGACTCCACGCCTGGATCGCAAAGGAAAAAGATCAAAGTTCGAGCACGCGAAGGCGACAGAAAACGCATACGCAACCTTGCTGCGATCGGTGGCCAAGCAGGTGGGGGTCATCATCAAGGCGATGCTGCGGGAAGATCAACCACATGACACCGCGGAGCTGGAGCGGCTGCTGAAGCAGTACGCGGAAACGCTGCGGCCGTGGGCGCGCTCGGTGGCCGAGTACATGGTGACCGAGGTGGCGAGGCGCAATGAGCGCCAGTGGAAGAGCATCAGCAAGGAAATGGGTACAGAACTGCGGCGCGAGCTGTCGTCTGCACCCACTGGTCAAGCGCACGTTCTCTTCCAGGAAGTCACGCAGCATTTGACCAGTGGGTGCAGACGACAGC